GTCACATATTCGCGGAAGAACTCGACCGGAATCGCGCCCTTTTCGCCGTCGCGGTTTTTCTTGATGAGGAGCATCGACGGCTTCGGCTCCTCCTCGCCCTTGGCTTTCGGGTGATAGATGAAAATCAGCGTATCCGCATCCTGCTCTAACTGCTTCGAATAGTCCAGGTCGGCCATCTCCGGCTCGCGGCCTTCGCTGTCGCGCTTAAGCTGGGACAGGCCGATGACGGGCACCTTGAGCTCCCGGGCCAGCTGCTTAAGGCCGCGCGAGACGTTGGCTACTTGCTCATGCATGGCTAGGCGACGATCTTCCCATTGCACGATCTGGACGTAATCGACGAAAAGCGCGCGCACCTTATGGACGCCGACCATCTGCCGGGCCACGCTCTTAAGCTCGCCGAAGCGGACGTTGGGCGCGTCGTACAGGTATAGAGGCGAGTCCTTGAGCCTGCCGGCGGCGTCGGCTAGGGCGGCTATGTCCTTGGACCCGAGGAGCCCGTGCATGATCGACGAGCCCCGGATGCGGCCCTCGGAGACAAGCGCGCGGGTGATCATCTCATTGTTGCTCGACTCGGCCGAGATGATGCCGACCGGGATGCGCTGCCGTAGGGCGATATCGCACGCCATGTTCAGCGCAAGGGCGCTCTTGCCGTCGCTGGGCCGGGCGCCGATGACGATATATCGGTCGTCCTGGAATCCCCCAGTCATAACGTCCAGGCTCGGGATGCCGGTTGCGATGCCGGGAATCTTGCCCCTAGCCTTGGCGCGCTCCTCGATCTTTGCCAGGGTCGCCGGTAGCACGTCGGCGACGCGCTCGACCTTGCGGCTCTGGCCATTGGTGCCAAGGAGCAAGAGCTCGTTCTCGGCCTCCTCGATCACGTCGGCCGGCTTGTCCCCCGCGGTAATCCCCGCGAGCCGTCGGCCTAGTCTGGCAAGCCTTGCGCGCTGGAACTCATCGGCGATGGCGCCTTGGTAGTGCGCCCAGTTAGACGCCGATGCGATCCTGTCGCCCAGGGTAACAATGTACGCCTTCGTGATCTCCGCGTCGCGGTCGCATATGGCGATATAGTCGGCCTTGACGCCATCGTCGGCGCAGCGCTGCATGGCGCGGTAAATCCGGCGGTGCTCGCCGTGGAGAAAGTGCTCCTCGGTCAGGCTGGTCTTAAAAAGTATGTCGTTATTCCAAAGCACGCAGGCGAGGAAGGCGGACTCGTGTTCGGCGCTCATACTAAAAGCTCCGGGTTTTCGTGAATATTGCCGATGACTTCGCATATAACTTCACCGCACTCCAATAACTTATAGCCAAAATCAAAAGCGTCAACCGCATAAAATCCCGCATAGTCATATTTTATGACTGCATATTCAGAACCGGTGTCGTCATGCCTTACTATATCCCCCTCGTAAATCTCGCGCCCGTTCTTGTCTTTTAGGCCGGTGTATTGTTCAAAATGCGCCCCATTAAGGCATAGCCTGTCGTATGTTTCCTGAAAGCATCCCGAGCCCTGGCCTATAAAAAAATAGCAAAACCTGCCGTTGTCTTTATCCCAAGCCCTCACCTTAATTTCACGCATTGCCTTCCTCCTGCATCCGCTTCCAAAACTCGGCTTCGTGCATGTAGTCGTTCATCTCCGCTTCGCAAGTGCAAGCATGACAAGCGGCGTGCGGATAATCGTCCGGGTTGTAGTTGTCGTATCCGCCTTCCGGCTCCACGTCCTGGTAATGGGCGTTAAGCGGAGCGCCACAACAGCCGCAACTCCATACGACTTTGTTATAGTCTGGATGATACGGGCTCATTGCTTGCACCTTGCGCAGACGACGCGGCCGGTAAAACCGTACACGTTACCGTGCAAGCGCTCGGCCTCTAACGTGTAAGGCATGGCCCCGCAGTGGGGGCAGCTTTTAAAAAGCGGCTGCTCGAAAGCTGGGCCAATGGGGCGCCCCGTGATGCCTGCAACTGTAGTTGTAGGCCCTGCCGCTCTCGTCGCCACCGCCTTCAAGCTGTGCCGATGCCCCTGGCCTTCGTAGCCTATGGCCTCGTCAAGCTTCCGCATCATGCGGGCATAGGCTTCGTCGATCTCGTCCATTCCGTTCACTCCTTATTGTAATACTTTGACATGATAATAGCCCGCGCGTCAAGCGATTCTTTGCTCATCTCGGGAAGTTTTTCAGGCTCGGGGCGAGGGGACGGGGCGGCGCGGCCGTATCGTCGGTCGTTCTTTTCCCAGTTGTTGACCGCTGATCGCCAGTTGTGCATAGGGGTTCGAGCCTTGCCTACTAGCCAGCCGACGGTTTCGTAATAGTCGATAAAGGCTTCCGCGTCGATAGAGATGCCCCGCTCTTTGCAGTAGGCGTTGATCTCTTCGGCCGTAGGTCTTTTTTTTGTGTTTGGAGACTGCGTAGCAGGCGACCGCTTTCTCTTACTCTTATTCTCTATCTCTAACTCTAACTCTAACTCTATACTCTTATCGGACAATGCGAGGACATTGTCCTCCGGTAGCTCTTTTCGCTTCTCGCGGTAAAGACGCTTTTTTGCGGCCCATTGCGTTTCGTGCCCAAGCATTGCGGTAACTTGCGACATGAAAAGCGTCCCGTCGTCCATCATTTCGAGCATCCCAAGCTCGGCAAAGAGCTTTATGGCGCCCCGGACTATGTCTATGTTCGTGTTCGTGATCGAGGCAAGCATCCGGTCATTGTAGGGTATGGTCTCGCTGAATCGGAGGGCGCCCTCGTGGTCGATTGACTCGACCAAGAGCTTCATGTAGAAAAGCAGATAGTCCTTGCCGTTCTCCATCTCCTCGACTATGCGAATGTCATGTCGCTTGAAGAAGTCGCGGCGGAGCTTGAGCCAGTAGTATTTCCGTGCCTGGGCGGGCGTGGCTTCGTCGCTCATTCTCTGGCCTCTATGCAGGTCGTGGTAAAAAGCGGGAGCTGCCGAGCCGTCACCTTTAAGCTATCGTCCAAGCCGCGGTAGCCTTGTATCTGGTCGTTTTGTATCAGCTTGAGATACTCAACCGACTCGAATACCATGAGGACGGCCAACTCCTCGCGCGTCATGTCGGCCTTCTTTTTGGCCCGGTCGCCAAATAGCGCCTCGTACTCTGCTTTGGTCAAGTTGACGTAGTGGTAAAACTTGTCCGCGCCGTGTTCTTGCCACTGCCGGCACAAAGCGGAACGGGCGGCCGACGACTCGCGGCGGGCCTCCGCGCTCATACTGTACTGGCCCGTCTTGCGGATTGACGGCAGCACCTCGGAGGTGATCCACTTCCGGAAGCGCTTGGCCTCGGGCTTGTCGCTGCGAAGGATAACGGAATAAAGGCCCGACTCGTTGATAATGGTTGTATCCTGGCCGCGGCCGACTGAATCGATGACCGGAATCTGATTCCGCTCATCCTCATCTAGCCTCTCCGCGACTTTATGCGGAGACCCCAGGCCGAGGGCCTCGCATACGTCCTTAAGCACCCACCAGGGTTCGCCGCGGCGCATGACCATGCGAATCGGCTTGTCGTCAAAGGCTTTGGTTAGTTCCTTCATGCTCTGCTCCTAAAAACAAAAAGCGCCTTACGAGTCCCCCCGGCAAGGGTTCGCGGTAAAGCAGTACCGCTAGACTCGTAAGACGCTCTATAGTGTTATGCCCCTGCTTAGGCAGCGCATTGTCAAGCAGTTGCCGCTGCCTGACAGGTACAAATATACCACAAGCGCGCCAGAAAAGCAAGGACAAAAAAAGAGGAGCCGCGGGTGAAAGGATGAAAGCCCCGCGGCCCCGAAAGGAGTGTACGCTTAAGATACCCTAAGCGCGCACGTTTGGCAAGGCTAAAACGGAATATCGTCCGCGAACTCGGCCGGTTTTGCGTCCTGCGCCGGGTTCCTGCCGAAAGGCCCCGACGCGGGCGGCTTCGTGCCGTAGCCAAGATCGCCGGCGGGCTTCTCGGTTGGGGCCTGGCCCCCGCGCGGCTTGTCTGGCTCGATGTAGAGGTCAGGCGTCCGCTCGCCTTCTTTTTTCCAGCGGTTGCGCCAGACGACGACTTTGATGCGCTCGCCGTTGATTTCGATGGAGCCCTTAGCAACGGGGCCGTTTTCGCTCTGCTTGTCAGGGCGCCACAGCGCGCCGACTCGATTCTCGTTTGTAGGCAATTCTTAGTCCTTCCTGTATGAGCAGCCGCGCAAGCTTCCAAGCGGGGCCACCGCGTGCTTTGCCGTCAGCGCGCCAGGCGCATATCGACGACAGCCGGCGCATAGTTTAGACGATTCGACGCCGCGGCACAAGGTGCTAGCATCGGCCGCCGGCCCGTCTAGGCCCTCGGGCTTATACCGACCGGGCACGCTTGGCCCCTTCGATCGCGGCCCGAAGGCTCCCGGCGAGCTCCCAGTAGCCGCCGCGCTTGTACCACCAGACGCCCGTAAACTTCATTATTGCCATGTTTGGCTCCTCTCTTGTGTCAATACTATAATAGTATCGGCGGGGCTATGTCAATAATGAAAGAAAAGTATTGACATGATGCGGCCGGCGTAGTACCATATTATCAGGCTGACAAGCCGGAAGGGGTGCAATATGGTAGTAAAAGGGTGGTACTTTTCGGATGAGTCTCGCAAGCTGCGCTACGACGCCGGCCGCGAGATTGCTATAGGCGTCGAGCATACGGTAAAGGGCTACCCCGAGCCGTGCAAACGTGGCCTACACGCCAGCGAGCGTATTCTTGACGCGCTACAATATGCGCCGGGGCCGATTATCTGGCGCGTCGAGCTGTCCGGGCGAATTAAACGTGGCGACGACAAGGTTGCGGCTACGAGGCGCAAGTACATAGCTGGCGGCTTAGACATAAGCGACATCTTGCGCAAGTTTGCCAGAAAGCAGGCTTTATCCGTGGCGCATTTGTGGGACATACCGGAGATTGTGCGGCGGTATCTTGAGATTGGAGACGAGTTTATAAGGGCCGCCGCCTGGGCCGCCGCCTGGGCCGCCGCTAAGGACGCCGCCAGTGACGCCGCCTGGGCCGCCGCCAGGGCCGCCGCCTGGGCCGCCGCCAGTGACGCCGCCAGTGACGCCGCCAGGGCCGCCGCCTGGGCCGCCGCCAGTGACGCCGCCTGGGCCGCCGCCTGGGCCGCCGCCAGGGCCGCCGCCTGGGCCGCCGCCAGTGACGCCGCCTGGGCCGCCGCCAGGGACGCCGCCAGTGACGCCGCCTGGGCCGCCGCCAGGGCCGCCGCCAGGGCCGCCGCCGGGGCCGCCGCCGGGGACGCCGCATGGGCGGTTGCGCATAAGATGCTTGAGGATATGGTTTTGGCCGCGATCGGAGGCGACTAATGGCATGGTTAATCGGCTACGACGAGCCGCAGGACGACGGGTTTATGGACGACGACGAGCGCGAGGAGTACAAGCGCCGCCGAGACGACGAGGCGATGGACGCCTGGGACGAGGAAAGGATAAGGGCATGAGCGACAAAATCAAAGATGGCGGACAGGCTTTCCCCAGCAGTGAGTATCACGGCATGACCTTGCGCGATTGGTTCGCAGGGCAGGCGCTGGCGGGGCTTTTTGCCGACGCTCCGTTGAATCCTGACGTGTTATGGTCTGACGTTTCGAGGGCGGCTTATGAGGTAGCCGACGCCATGATAGCCGAAAGGGGCAAGGCATGAGCGAGCATACGCCGGAGCCGTGGCGCGTGGGGAAGTGCAGTCCTTGGATGGGCGCCGTTGTATCTGACACGCCGGTTCCCGAAATTAGCGGAAGCGACGCCGTTGACTACTACGGCGGCCACCTAATCGCCGAAAGCGTGACGCCGAGTAACGCCCGCCGCATCGTCGCTTGCGTCAACGCTTGCGCGGGCATGGAAGACCCGGCGGCCGAGATCGCCAGGCTCCAGGCCGAAAACGACGAGCTTGACGAGCAGTGTACTAAGCGCATACTGGAGATTTACAAGCTCCGGGCCGAGCGGGATGAGCTGGAATCTGCCTTATCGACTTGCATTGGATGGATAGCAACCTTTTCGACCGGGCCTAATATAAACTCAGTTTTACAAGAAGCCCGCGCCGCCCTGGCGAAGGTAAAGGGGGAGTAGTGATGCAGGAGGAATTCTTAGACGAGGCTCACGTTCTTGTAAATAAGATTTGGCGGGGAGCTTTCCCAAGAGGCTACCTTGAACCTCTTGGTCAGCAAGCAATTATCGCTCGCGCCGAGCTGGCCCGCATCCGCGCCGAAGCGAGGGCCGAGGCGCTAAAGGAGGCGGCGGAGAGGGCGTGGGACTGGCTATGTTCCTTGGCGCCGCAAGCGGTCTTTGGGAAGGAAGAGCTAGTTGCCGCCATCCTCGCCGACGAGCCGAAGGAGGAGCGATGACCGTCGCCGAATGGGCCAAGCGCCCCGCGCAGCCGATGCCGGTGATCGCGCCGACCGCTTCGCCGTCTGCGATGCGCGCCGCCTGGCTGCCGGAGCCGGACGCGCCTAGCTGGATGCTTCTTATGTCACCGGAGCGGCCAAAGACGCTGCACCGGGATTCCGACTGCTATAGCAAGACAACCGACGAAGAGCACGACGCGATGCTAGCCAAGCGCGCCGCCCAGGTCGAGGCCACGCAAAGGCGACGCGAGGCCGAAGCTGACGCGCGGGCCGTGGCACGGAAAGAACGCGAGGCGCTTGAGCGGAGGCTAAGGGAAGAGCGGGCGAAGGCAAACAAGCTCAAGGGCAGGCCAACGCATAAGCATGAGTTTTTGATCGACTAGGGCGCCCCCGCGCGGATTTGAACCGCCAGCCCCGGCCCTTGTTACAGGTGGCATAGCCTGGCAGGGGGCGGGGTTTTATTTTGCCGTCAGCTCGCGCCAGCGCTTGCGGGCGGTATCCTGAGCGCATCCAATGACCTTGGCGATGTCAAGCCATCGGGCGCCTCGGTCTCGGGCGGCTATCAAAAAAGCGTCCTCTTCGTCCGTCCATACGCGCGAGGGCGCGCCGATTTGCGGGCGGCCGGGTAGCTTGTCAAGGAACTCGGCCCACTCGGGGCGGATGGTTACGGCCTCATGCTTCGGCATTGATGGGGGCATAGCGCTTGTACTCCTTGGGAAACTCGATGTTGAGCGGCATGATGCGCTTGCGGATGAATAGCTCGCCTGAGCGGTCGATCTGCAGCAGGGTATACCCGACGTGGTAGTATTGCGTCCGAAGCCGGCGCGGATAGGTGCTCCCGGGTATATCCAGCGGGAGCTCGTAGCATGGGCAAGTGTACGCGATCCGGTCGTCAAGGTCGGCCCGGCTCCAGTAGTGGACGTGCGAGCGGCCGAAAACGTCGGCGGCCTCGCCTCCGGTGGTCATCTCCTGGATCAGCGCGCGCGTAATTTCGCGGCCGGCTTGGTTTAGCTGGCCTCGCTCGGTGTCGCTGCGCCCGACGAAGTGACGGAAGTTAAACCGGATGCCGGCGGCCTTGATTAGTAGGGTATCCTGGATGCTAGCGCCTAGGGCCTTGGCGACGCGCCGCTCGGTATTGCCGAACGCCACGACGTGGTAGTCGGAGCCATAGGTGCAATGACGCTCGCCGCCTTTTTTGAGCTTAACCCGGGCCGCGCAGGTTTCGGCCATGGCTGCCTGCTCGTCAAGGTCTGCCGTCAGGAGCCCGAGCGCGCCTTTGAAGCCGGGGCCGTCTACAAGGTCGCCGTTAAGGATATGCAAGTCCACCGGTCCGACCGCCTTAAGCTCGGCCTCGCGCCAGGCCCACATATGCCGCACGGCGTCGGCCATCGGTGACGGCACATCCGGGGGAGTCAGGCCCAGAAGGTGCCCGCAGTGATAGTCGCCTTCGTGTATAATCGTAATCATAAGGCGGCCTCAAGGCGCGATATTTCGCGCTTTATCATCCATTCGGCTTTCCGCAAATCCTCAAGCTCTCGGCCCTTGTCCTTGACGCCGGCCCGGAAGATGTACTTGATCGCGGCGCCGCGGCAGTAGGGCAGATGCTCGATGACGGTGATAAGCTCGGCCCCGGACGGGGCGAAATAATGAGGCGGTCGGTTTACGGGGTCGATCACTGGACGATCCGCCCCTCTGCGTCAAGCTGGCGCCGGATGGCGTCAACCTGTCGAATATACCCGACAATATCCAGCCAGTAGCCGACGGGGACGAGTACGGTCGTCTCCGCTTCGTCAAGGCCGAGATTTTCCGGCGGCGGCGGTAAGATCGGCCACGCCAGGGGCAGGCTTGCGGGCGGCTCCGGTGCGCTCGGACACGTCGCGCAGGATGTCAACGCTAGCGCCAAAACGATCGGCAACACTGCCAGTCTTAAGCCGGGCGAGTTCCAAGTTAAGTTCATGCTCAAGCTCCTTTGCCTTTACTATGGCTACTTGCTGGTTTTCTATACGGCGCTGAAGGACGGCGGCGTCGATCTCTAGGCTCTTAGCCTTTTCCTTCCATCGCCGCGCGTCCTGCACGGCCAGGTAAGCGACGAGCCCCGCAAGGCCCGCCGCGCCGATGGCGTAGATCACTTGGCGACCTTCTTCTTGACGGTCTCGATGATGACCTCGTAGCCGACCTGGGAGAGCGACAGGGCTAGTACGCCGGTCATGATCCAAGGCGGCGCGATAAGCGCGAGGCCCGAAAAGGCCAGGCAGAGCGCGGGCTGGAGCAGGCGCCAAGCTTTGCTCGGGGCTTCCTTAAAAAAGCCCTTTAGGTATTCAAGGACGCCGATGGCGGCGAAGGCCGCGGCTAGTACGATTTCCCATTCGATTTTCATGGTTTCACCTCCGAAAATATGCGTAGGGACGCTAGGCGCCCATGCTGTACGGTCTGGCTCTCGCCGTAGGGGTCATAAACGATCTCGCCGGCCTGGGAGCCGACCACAAAATGGGCGTTGTTTTGCATAGTGGTGGCCCGCTCATAGCGGAATATGACAAGCTCGTCGTCGGCAGGCTTGTACCCGCGCGGCTCGTGGCGGACGCGCCACTGCTTGCCGGTCAAGTAGTTCATGATGCTGTCGGGCCGGATGACGAAGCAGTCGGTGCCTAGCCAGCCCTCGCCTACGCATTGCTCATAGGCTACGACGGCATCTATGCGCGTCCCGGTAATCCGCTCGGCTAGGTAGACGATAGACAGGAAGTAGCAGCCCCATTTGCCGATCCGCTCCATGATGAGCTGGCGGGGCCGGTCGGTCAACGCGGGCCTCATGACGTCTCGCCTTGCATCTTTTTAACGGCTAGGCGCGTCCATGTTTTCTCAGCTTCGTCTATGCAAGCGTCGCTTCGTTCGGTGGCCCCGTTGGCCCCGATCTCGCGCAGAGCTGCGTTTTGGTGCCGGGTCGCTTTGAATAAAGACGGCTGAATCTCGGCTATGGCCTGGATCGTATGTGAAAAGCTCCGAACGTCGCGCCGCATGGCAAAGAGCGTCCGTATCATGATAAAAAACCCGGTAGCCGTTAAACCCGCAAAAGCGGCGATAAGGCCGTCCGCGAATACCTCCATATAGTGTACCTCCGCATGATGATGGCCCCCTATGTTGTGTATATAACAATTCTCTTTTTTAGTCAAGAAAACCGCTTGACGGGTATTACAGTATTGTAGTATGGTACGAGTAGGGCCGGGCCGTATGGCTAAGGCTTAAACGCCGGCGGGCTAACGCAACTTCTTTATCAGTTGACGCCGGGAAAGACCGGAACGCGCGTTGCGCGTCATGTTATCACGGTAGCCGCTCCACCAATAACGGGCGGGCATTGTAAAGAACTCGGAATATCCGCCCTGGCTCCGTTGGAGATGGGCGGCACATGGAAGCGATGCCGAGATGACGTCCATCGGCTAGACGGCGCGCCCATACGCGCTAGCGGGTTCGGAGCCCGCCGCTTCCAACCCTGGAAGTGCAGGTTCAAATCCTGTCGTTCCCGATTGGGGGCGTAGTGTAACGGTTAGCACGCTAGGCGGGGGTCAACCGTAGCCCTGCAAGTTCAAACGGTACTAGCCAAAGCGTAGTGCACTGCGCGGCGGCTAGCGCGTGGCCCCTGCGAAACGGGGCGTGTTTCGGGGTGTAGACAAGCGGTTAGTCAACCATGAACGGATGGCACTAGAAGCGAAAGCCGAAGCCATGGCGGGAATGGTCAATGGCGGGTTCGACTCCCGCTGCCCCGGCGATTTGTGCAGCTATGCGGGCACCATGCACGCAGGCCAGCACGTTTTTAAAGCAAGGAGGCTAAATTGAAAGACCCCGAAGACAGGTTGACCGCGCGCATCGTCGTGCTGGTGACGCCCGAGGAAAAGCGCTCGTATTTTCGCCGCTGCCGCGAGCTTGACAGCACGCCGTCCGATCGCGTGCGGGCGCTGGTCAAGGCAGACCTGGAAGCGATGACGCGAGACGATGCCTAGCGAGCGCGGGCCGCTTGAAGCTGACATCCAGGCCCAGCTCGTCGAGTATTGTCAGCTCGTAGCCCCCGCGCGGGGCTTTCTCTTTTTTAGCGCGCCTAACGAAGCGCTAGGCAAGGCCCGTAACGGCGCCGGCCTCGCGCGCATGGCGAAGCTCCGCAAGATGGGCCTCCGCTCGGGCGTGGCCGATCTTGTTTTCGTCAAGGCTGGCCGCGTGTACTTTCTCGAAATGAAGCGACCCGGCGGCAAGCAAAGCGAGAGCCAAAAGCAATTCCAGGCCGACGCCGAGGCCGTGGGCGCGCCGTATGCGGTGGCGTTTAGCTTTGACGAAGCGGTAAAAATCTTGCAATCTTGGGGCGTTTTATAGTTGACACCTTGAAAGTATTGTAATAATATAGGGTCAAGGCAGGCACGGTAAGCGCCTAGCCAAAGGAGTGTACCATGGACAATATCGAGATTCGCATCAGCGTCGAAGTCGTGCAGGCCGCCGGCTACCCTGGAAAAACGCTCGCTAAGCGTAGCGTTTTTCAAGCGGGATCGTACACGTTCGCCGAAATACGCGACGTCATCCGCAACGACTCGGAGGAAATCGTTAGCCAGGCGCTGGCCGATCTCCGCCGGGCCGATCTGGCGTCGAACGCCGAGGCCGCCGAATGATGGCCGGATTTTTTGCCGGCTTCCTGTCGGCGCTGGCCCTGCTTGTGCTTGCCGTTATGATGGCTTGTTTCAAGCTATCCGGGGACATTTCACGGCAAGAAGAAGTCGAAGAGGAGCGCCGCAATGCCGGCCGTTGATGCCGTGTTCCTGGTCGGCGTCTTGACGGGCGCCGCCCTGGTCGTTACTGTGCAATACCTGGCGCGCGTATGGCGCCGTAACATTGGAAGGAGTGGACGATGAACGACGTAATGATCCCGTACAGTGACCTAGAGCGCATGGCTACGGCTATGGCTAAGTCGAACCTGTTCGGCAAGAGCCCCGATCAGATGATCGCGCTTATGCTGATTGCCCAAGCCGAGGGCATCCATCCGGCTATGGCCGCCCAAGAGTATGACATCATCCAGGGTCGGCCGGCGCTCAAGAGCCAGTCGGCGCTCGCCCGGTTCCAGGCGGCCGGCGGCCGGATAATCTGGACGCGCCGCGACAATCAGGCTTGTGAGGCCGAGTTTAGCCATCCCCAGGGCGGCACCGTCGCCGTCTCGTGGACGATCGAGCGCGCCAAGCAGATGGGCCTCGCCGACAAGGATAACTGGCGCAAGCAGCCGGGCATCATGCTACAATGGCGCTGCGTCGCCGAGGGCGTCCGCGCGTGCTATCCGGCCTGCCTCAATCGGCTTTACCTCGTCGAAGAGGTCATGGATTTCGAGCCCGCCCCGGCTGCGCCAGCGATGCGAAACGTGACGGAGCTCGCGCCAGAGGTTGACATGGCCCGGGTCGAGGCCATCTATCAGCAGTACAAAGATTACATAGCCTCGGGGCTTCTGCCTGAGAAATGGGTCGGCGCGGCGCAGTACGCCATCGATTCGGGCGAGACGGATATAGTCAAACTAGAAGCCCGGCTAAACCGGCTTAAGGCTATCCACGACAAGGCCCAGGCCTACCTAAACGAAGAGCTGGCGCGGGCATGATAATCCACCGCGACATCATCCAGCGCACGCCGGAATGGGACGCGGTTAGGCTGGGGCGGATCACCGCCTCGGCCCTTGCCGATCTCATGCCAGCCAAGTCCAAGCCTGCCGACAGTTGGACGGAGACGCAGAGCCGCATCCTTTACACGATCGCCGCCGAGCGCATGACGGGCCAGCGCAAAGACTCGTTCGAGACGCGCGCCATCCAGTGGGGCCGCGAGACGGAACAGCTCGCCCGGGCCGTGTACGAGATCGACTCGGGGAGCATGGTCGAAGAGGTCGGATTCATCGAGCTTGACGAGTGGGTCGGCTGCTCGCCGGATGGGCTCGTCGATGACGACGGCTTGGTCGAGCTTAAGTGCCCGAACAGCGACACGCATCTACAATACCGGACGATAGCCGGGCGCCTATCCGACGAGTATTTTTGGCAAGTCCAAGGCCAGCTCTGGATCTCTGGCCGGTCCTGGTGCGACTTGTGCAGTTTCGACCCGCGGTTTCTTGACGCTTCCAAGCGACTGCACGTCGTCCGGCTGCTGCCGGATGCCGATGCTTTCGAGCGCATCGCGGCGCGGGTGGCTAGCGCCGTCGAGGCTATCAAGACGATCATGGCGGCGTAAATTGCCCGCCAAGGCCCTAAATCGGGCCGCTATCGCATCCGAACAGCCATAGTCGTACTTGGAGCCAAATAGAAAAGCCCGGCAACGCGCCGGGCTTGTTTTTTAGTTTATGGGTTTTTAGGAAGGTCCCCATACAAGATGCGCGTCCGGGTCATGGTCGCGGTTGTAGAGTTCAAGCCGTAAAGCCATGACGCCGCCCTTCCACTGGTTCCATTCCCAATCGAACTCGGCTTGATAGAATTCGACCACGGTGCCGTCATCGAGAACGAGAGCGACTTGCCAGCGGCCGAGGATCGGATCGTTTGAAATGACAGGCGGCGTGGTAGGTATGCCGACGTTGATAAAAGCCCATTCGCGGCCGGGGTTGTCGCGGTTGTGCAGCTCGACGGTAAGCGATACGGCGCGGTGCATGAGATCCACCGCATCGGGGAAAGGCTCGTAGCCAATCACGGCCAGGTCGTCATAAAAAATGTAGCTCCAGCCGGGCGCGGTGCAGTGGGCGACGATGGGATCGCCTTCGAGCATTGAGCGCGAGGCGGAGGGCTTGCGAAGCCATTTGTAGCTTGCGGCGTCTACGATGGCGGTGCGTGGGTCGGTGTCGTCGGGGCGCTCGATGACCTGGACGATAGGCTGGCAGGAGATGAAAAGCAGCGCGAGCGCGGCGAAGATTAAACGCTTCATTCGGCGGGCTCCTCATCGTCCTCGTAGCTAATCGTTAACGGCTCGTCCGGGTTGTCCCGGTTGTGGAGCTCTTGCGTGAGCTTGCAGGCGCGCTCGATGACCTCGTTGTCTAAGGCGTGGCGCTGGTACTCGGCGCCGGTGTGGTCGGTCAGGATGATGTAGCGCATTAGATGAGCCTCCCGAGGTGCATATAGAGATGAACGGTCATGGCGGGGCCGTGAGTTTCTTTGGCGGTGCGGGGCGTGCCATTGGTCCCGTCGGTTTTTGGTGACCGCACAATGGCACCAAAGTCAAAAACAGTCTGACTGTCATTCATCGCTAGTTGATTTGGGCCACCTCCGCCCGTATCTCGGTCGGCGCGTCCTCCAGCATCGTGCCAGTGGCCCTGGAAGAAGCCACGCCTGCGGAGGCAACCCGCTACAAAATATCTGTTGTCGTCATTCGCCCCGTGCATGGTCAGGCCCCTGGCGCTGAATACTCTGGCGGTCGTGGTGCTGCCCGGTATGCGGAACGGATAGAACTCGGCCGAAGCGGAAACGGCGCCGGAATCGTTGCCAGAGTTGAAAGCGAATGCCATCGTCCGCGCCGACGGGTTGACGTTGGTCAAAGCGTAATCGCCTGCCGTGATCGGGCCGATAGCGTTGGCAAGCGTGATCGTGCGCCAGTTGGTATAGCTACCGTGTAGTATCTGATCTTCGCCGAGTGCGGCGATGGCGGCTATGGTGTCGGTCGTGTTGGCGAACGTCAGCGTTGCGACGTTGGCGTTTATGGCCCAGTTGGTGACGGATAGGGCGGCGAGCTCGCCGGAAAGGCCGTCTTTGAAAATCATTTTTCGAGCGCGGAGGTACGGCACGGCGTCGGGGGCGTTCGTGACGTTGAGTGTGATCTGGCTGTCGAAGTCGGTCAAACAAACGGCCGGAAAGTACGCCCGCGGGTTCGCCGGGTTCCAGGCCGATCCGCCGCGCCGATCGAGAAGGGCGAAAATCTCGCCAAGCTCGCGGCCCTGCTCTTTGATCGCCCTGATAATCTGCGCATCGGACGGGATCGGCAATTGCCAGGCCGTGCCCGACCAGGTGAAGAGCTGGGACGAGCCCGCGGCTACGGCTACAGCCTGGCCCGAGGCGTAGGTCACGACGACTTGACGCCCGGCGGGGCCGGCGGCTATCACCTCGGTTTGGTATCCCTGGACCTGGGCGCCGGCCTGGATGTCAAGCGCCACGTCGCCGCCCGCGGTGGCCAGGTCAACGTAGACCACGGCTCGGGAGCGGCGGGACACGGCCAGCGGAGCCGGGGCGGTCGTGGTGATGAGCGTCAAGCCCTCGGTCGCTAGGAACTTCGGCCCGCCGACGGTAGTGCCGATGACGGGCCGCTCGGTGTCGCTCGTGATGCCGAGCTCGCGGGATGCGATACTACCGACCGCGGAGTTTAGGCCGGTAGACTGTAATATGCGGGCGGTAATGGTGGGCATGGTTTACACCTGTACTTCGGCCGGGCCGCTGGTCTGAACCAGGTTGACCGTGCAATTGATGATGCCGCCCGCGCCTGCGGCCACGGCCTGGATATACATATCCTCTTTCGGTAGGAGCGATATGCCATCAAGTTCATTCACCGCGGTGTCATTCGACACTTCAATCTTGAGCGATTCGAACGGGCCGGGGAACTCGGCGTCGCCGGCGTTGCCTCGGACGAGGATGACGGTGCCAGCCTGGGCGCGCGCGGTGGCTATAATGCCCTGGACGCTATACTGGCAGCCCGCCGGGGCGGTGAACAGGCCGGAGAAGGCCAGGTTATTGCCGACCAGGGCTTTGAGCACGGCGCTCGTCAGCGTGCCGGGGACGCCGCCGGTATAGGTGCCGCCGGTGCCGACCTTGACAACGTAGATGTCGCCAGCATTGACAAGGCCCGTGCCGGCGGTCTTAACGTACAGGCCGAACACGCGCCGGAACTTGGTCGCGGTCGTGACTTTGGTCTGGCCGTTTAAGGTTACGTCTTCATAGTGCCGGTTGTAGTCGTTGTCGAGGCCGACCACGCGGACGACGCGCGCGCCCGTGCCAGCGGTTGGCGTGCCCTTGTCGGCGGTGCTAGAGCTGGACAGGTCAAGCTGGTAGGCCACGTCAAAGACAGAGGCCCAGCGAAGATTGACGGCCAACGGGTTCAGGTTGACCTGGCTAGTGCCGACGGTGCCCCGGCAGCGGAGCAAGGGGCGGACGCCGTAAAGATTCGATTCGATACCCATGGGGGCCTCCTAGTCTTTGGTAAAGATGCCGCGCGATCCGAGCGTGTCGGCCGCGTAATGAACGCCAACAGTATGCAAAAAAGCGTTGCCAGTATAGGTGTCGGCCGCGTCGCCGCCGAGCCGGTACAGGCGGAAAGCGCATTGCGCGCCGATTTGGAGCCCGAAGCCGGGGATCGTGGCGACGTTGTGCGCGACGTGCTGGTTGAGCACGCCAGGCGCGGGCCAGGTCACGGTCGCCACGGTCGGGGCCGGAAACACTTGCCCGAGGGCCGCGAAGGTGTACTCGACGCCCCAAACGACGTTACCTGTGCCGGCGGTGTCTGGGCTCCAGTGGATATGCAAATACATATCCGAGCCCTCGTAGTAATCATGTTGCAGCTCAAAAGTGCCGTAGACTTCATCGGTCACGGCATCGTCGAAGCGGGCGCCGTAGATATTGCCAAGGAACACCACATAGCTAGGCGAGCTAGGCCCGGGCCGAAGGTTGCCGGCGGGCAGTATTATGTCCTTATACTGCCGCGCCTTGCCAAAGCTCTTGAGAAAGCCGTCGTCCTGAAACTCGGTCACGTTCGGCTCAACTCCAAAGCGCGTCGTATCGGCCAAGAGGAGCCGCTTGCGCTTCATGTCCGCTTCGTTGATCTGGCGGGCCATGTCGAGGAGCGACTTGCTGACCTCCTCTCGCGGTCCGGCGTCGGGCAGCTGCGGCCGGGTCGGGATTATCATTCAGGCGCTCCCCACGCTCCGGTCGGGGCCGGCGGGGCCTTGGCATTGTTAATCATAGTCTGCTTTTCGGCCTGCTCCTGGGGATAAATCCCCTGGGCCTTGCGCACGGCTTCGGCGCTGATCTGCAGGCCCTTGGGCTTCGGCGGCGCTTTGGGCGGTATGATCGGCACGGGGATGAAAACCGGCTGAGGCGGAGGAGGCGGGGGCGCGGTCATGGGGGGTACCATAGGGGACGGCATGGGGGGCGCTAGCCCGTCCATAGGCGCCACGGGGGCCACTGGAGGAGGAGCAAGCGCGCCCTGGAACAACTGCGGCGTGAAAATGTCGCTCATACGACCCCCATGCTATACAGCTCGTCAACGTCTACGCCGTAGGCGGCCAGGAGCGTGCGGATAAGCTGCTCCTTCTGCTCGGCCGGGACGTTGCGCTTGAGTATCTTCGAAAGCTCGGCCTTAGCCGCTTTCTCGGTGCCGGTCGCCTTCGCCACGTCGCCGACGAGGGCCGAAAGCTGATCGACGGCTGCTTGGCGCTGGATACCCGTCTCTGCCTCTTCCTTTTGCAAAAACCCCGGGCCTTTTGAAATAGCGGTCGGGGCTATTTCTTTTAACTGCTTAGCGACACCAAGGGCCTTGGTATACGCGGCCCGCTCCTCGGGGTCTTGGTACAGGATACCGCCGATCGCCTCGGGTTTGAAGCCTCCGGTGGCCTGGTAGACCATTTGGACAAACTGCGAATACTCGGGCGATTCGGTGCTGACGCCCTTGCTTGCGGCGTAGCGGGCCAGGCCGTCAAGGACGCGGCCATAGTATGCGGGCGTCCCAGGCTGTTCGGTGCCAGCCTCGGCGCCGGCCTGCGCGGCTTCGGCCTGCGCGGGGGTCGAGGGCTCCGCGGCTTCGGCTGCCTGGCGGCTGATAGCGGCTCCGGCGCGGCCGCCGACCTGGGCGCCAAGCTCTGCGGGCAATTTTTCGGCGATCTGGCCTATGCGCGGGGCGGCTTTCTCAAACAGCTCCGCTAGCGGCTTGCTTCGAGCGATAGCCGAGCCGGCCGCCTTGCTGGTCGCGCCTTTAAGCATCGAGCCGCCAAGGCCCGCGGCGCCGTAAAGGGCCGCTTGCCCGGCCGCCTTCTTTAGCCTGTCCTCTAACGGCTCATCGCCGCCGAGGCCGGTAACGCCGCCGACCGTGGCGCCAGCCAGGCCCATGCCGAGCTTTTCCATGGTCGGCGACCCGGTATTGACCCGGAGCGGGGCTACGTCCTCGCGGGCGATGGCATCGGCAAGCACGCGATCGAAAACGTAGTTTTTCTTGCGCTTGGTGAAATCGATATCGAGGCCAAGCTTCTGCGCGGCGTCCATGCTCATCTCGTCTATGTTGCGCTTGAGCGACTGGGCAAGCGCCCGCTGGGCTTTCGCCGCGTTCGAGTCAAGAGCGCCAGGCTTGAAGGTATCCTCGACAATGCCCTGAAGATAGCTTTTCAGGTTGTTTAGGCCCTGGAGATTCGAGCCTTCAGCCATGATCTTCTGGAGGCTTTCCATAGCGACCTGACCGCCGGGCATCTTGGCTATGCCTTCAAGGTCTTTCGTGGCCCGCTGAAGCGCTTCTCCGAGTATTTGCGAGCCGCGCGCGTCCGGGTATGCCTGCTCAAAAGCCTTGCCGATGTTGTCCCAGTTCTGGGCCACTTTGCTGAAATAGCGGTCGTCCGCGCCGATCTTGTAGAGCTTTTCTTCGCGGATGATGTCGGCCAGGGCCTCGCGCGTGAAATCTCGCTTGGCAAACTTGCCCAGGCCCTTAGCGCCGGGGCCGGATACTTCTTTGAGAAGCCGGTTCGTGTCGCGGCCTTTAAGCGGCGTCATGCCTATGATAGCCTTGTCGGATAGCTTGGAAGCCTCGCCGGCTATGTCGCCTGCGCGCTTGCCGGCCCGCTTGAGGCCTTTGCCGATAAGGCCGCCAGCCACGCCACCGCCAGCGCCGAACAGGGCGCCGGTCTTGATGTCTTGCAAGATGTCCGGGGCTTCCTTTTCGCTGGTAAACCCGCGAACGCCGGCCTCTAGCGCGCCTTCCGCGGCTCCGCGCTTGGCGAATCGGCCTATGTCGCCAAGGAAGTCCGCGCCCTTTGCGGCCTTTGCCGCCCCGGACACGCCGCGCGCAATGTCGGTCGAAACGTCGGCAGCCTTAGCAAGCCTTAGCACGTCGGTGCCAACGTCGGCAGCCTTTGCCGCCTTGGTCGCGCCTGCCGCGACTTTGCCAGCCTTGCCGATAGCTCCGAGCCCAGGAATAGGGACGAACATAGAGCCGACCGTGCCGACCGTCTCGCCCGTGCGATAGGCCGGCTCGTTCTTTTTGATCCAGCCCTCGACGGCCTGACGGTCGATCTTTTTGGCGACGAACTCGGGGATGCCGAAGAGCAGCTCGTCAACGGCTCCGGCGCCGCCGGCTAGCAAGTCCTCCCATTTGACGGCCATTATTTGCCTCCTGCGCCTGGTATCATCAGGTCGCCAAGGTTGAGCCCGCCCATGCCTTGAACGGTGCCGATGCCGGCGAGCTTGAGGCGGTTTTCCATTTCTTCGCGGGCAAGGGCTCGCTGGAAGGATTGGGACGCGCTCATTTCTTCGGCGCGCTGGGCTTTCTCTAGGCCCATGATTTCTTTCGCCCTGGCGAGCGTCGCCTCCTCTTCCTTGCGCGCGAGCTCCTTCTGAACGTAAAGCGGGACCTGGCCCTGCCATCCGGCGGCGGCTGCTTGCAGCACGTCCCAGAATCCGGGGCCGCCGCGGGCCTCTTCGGCCTTGAGCTTGTCGATCACGTCGCCGACCTTGGCGGGGCTCGCGCCGGCCAGCTCCTTGGCGCTGGTCGCCACGGCTTCGGGCGAGGCTTCGGGCTGCTTGTACGGCTCGACAACGCCGCCGTAAAGCTCGGAAGGGTCAGGCGCCGCTTCGATTTCCTTGATGCCGCCGTACTCCTCGGACGGGTCGGGCGCGGCCTCGGGCATTTTGAAGCCCATCGAAGGCGGTGCGGCTACCATGCCGCGCGCGGTCGCGGCGGCGGCCGGTACGTCAGTCTTAGCCTGCTCCATAAGCCGGGCGGCCTGCGGGCTGTAATAGCCAACGTCACCGGCTTTGGGCGCGGGCTTCGGCTCGGCGGGCTTAGCGGCGGCCTGGGCCTTGCCTAGCGTGGCGGCCTTGTACGACTCGGCAGCGGCCGCGCTGTAGCGCTTAAGCTCGTCGTACTTCGCTTGACTAAAGCCGCCAGCCTGGATGACGGGGGCGGTATAGCCAGGGGCGGGAATGGTAGCAGTCTCGGGTACCATGCCGGCGGGGTTCGTGCGGGGTGCCATACTATGCCTTTCTCGGGGCCGGGATATTGCCAAGCGACTGTACAAGCCGCTCTATGTCTTTCAGCCGCTTTTCGTGTTCGGATAGCGCGGCCGTGTTCATGGTAGTCAAGCGCCGGGTATCGACCATCTTCCCCTCGGGCGTGTCCACCACGGCAGGGGCCATGTTCGTTCGCTCCAGGTCCTGCGCCATGACGCCGGCCTCTTCGCGCGGCTGCCCCTTGTACTTGTAGCGGTAGCCTTTAAGCGATTCGAGCCCGGCGGTCAGGTCGTCCTCTTCGATATCCTCTTTCAGCTCTTCGTCCGAGAAAAGCGAAGCGATGCCGCCGACCGCGCCGATGACATTGCCAAGCATAGACTGCTGCTGCTGGCGCCGGGCCGCATCGCGCGCGGCATCGGCCTGCATCTTTGCCATGTCAAGGCCAGCCTGCACCTGCTCGCCACGGGCTAGGCGATTAGACATTTCTGAACCAAGAGTCGCGCCGAACTTGGTCAGGTCGAAATACTGCTGCTGGGCTTGGGCTTGTCCCTGCCCGTAAGCGTCGGCGGCTATGCCTCCGGTTGCAAGCGCGGCCTGGCCTGGCATAGCCCCAGCGGTGCGGGCGCCTTTGACGGCTTGCCGGATGGCGGCGTCGCTCTGCGCGGCGGCCTGTTGCGCGGCGGCGGCTTGGGCCTGCTGCATGGCCTCCTGGGGAGACGCGCCGAGGGCCTGCTGCGTGTACTGGTCGTAGGCTTGCATCTGCGGCGCGGCGCCGGTCGTTGAGGTCACGGGCGCAGGCTTAGGAGCGACAGGCGCGGCGGCGGGGGCCGGAGCGGGCCGGGGAGCCTGGGTGGGCGCAGGCTGGGCCGCTTTAGCCGCCGCCTTCTTGTCCGCCTGGCGCTGGGCCTTTTCCTCGGCTTCTCTAGCCGCACGGTTAGCCGCGGCCCGCTCTTTTTTGAACTGCTCTTGAGCGAACGGGTCGCCGGGATGGGCCTCTTCGGCGGCTTTTTGGGTCTGCTTACTATAAATCACAGCGAGCCCTCCTATCCTCTGGTCTTGGTTATGGTGTCGCCCGCGGTGCCAACGGTTACGAATCCGTCAAGCAGTATGATTTTCTGCGCGCACTCAAGGCGAATCGAAGCGGCGACGCCGTTCTTGTTGGCTGGGATAAACTCGAAGTAAGCGTAGCCGTTGGCGTCGTAGCTGGTAATGTTGACGGTTTTGGATTCGGTAATCAGGCCCGTCTCATAGTATGCCGCATAACGTACTTCGATGGCAAGCGGCTCAAGCGCCGGCTGGTTGACGCGGAACAGGAACCGCTCGACGCTTTGGCGCATCCGGTCGCTGAAGCCGTTAAACTTGCTTTGCCACACGAGCGGGTCAATCGTGCCGGCCCCGTCGCCCCACAAGGCCCCTTCGTAGGTGTCGGCGTAGACCGTGCCCCATGTGCCGCCGTCATAAGTGTCGCCGTAAGCCGTGCCCCATACGCCGCCGTCAAGGTCGAGGTCGATCACGACAACGCCGCCGCCGGTCACGGGAGAGTAAACGTACTTGATTGCGTAGTCGTCTTTGCTAATCCAGATGCCATCCGAAGTCGAGAAAGCCCGGTACGGGTAGACGAATGGAAGCGGAGACTCGCTCATGATGCCATCTCGGAGCCAGAGCACGAAATCGGGGCCGAACAGGGCTAGCGTGTTCTCGCGCGTGTTGTAGGTGCCGAAGATAATCTCGGCGACGCGGTTCATGCGTATGATTTTGTTGACAGTCTGGCCGCCATCGAACGAATATAGCGAATTGTCGAAAGTGGACAGGAAGTAAACCGCGGTCGGGCTTTCGGCGATGAAGCGGAGCCCTAGGGCCTGTGCGACCTGGGTCGTCTGCTGGAGCCGGTTGGCAAGGAGCGAGGCCGAGTATATCCAATCGTTATCGAACAGGTAAAGCTGGCTATACAGGCGGAACGAGTTGAACCGGCCGCGGGCTTCGTTCAAGAGCGCGTAGCCGTCATAGTTAAGCTCGCGGATCGCCGTCGTGCCGATCAGCTTGATAGTCTGTTCGGCGTACTCGACGCCCTGCGGCGGCGGTATGATGCTATCGTCAACGTAGATCGTGCCGAGGAGCGAAGCTTTGACCGACTGCGCGAGGCCGTCGCGAATCGATCGGTAGTAGTCGATACTCGCGGGCGGGACGCCGACGTATACGTCGATTGTCTCATTGCTCGGGCTGAACTGCACGGCCTCGGGGATTTCAACGAGGTTGACCTGGCCTACGGTGACGGCGCCGGTCGTTTTGAAGCCGGTATCGACCGAGCCGCCATAGTCGCCGCGGTATCGAGCAACGTGCGCGCGCTGGGCCAGGGGCGCCACGGCATCATAGCCGACCACGACGAACCCGTTATAAGCGTTGCCGCCATACTGTAAGTCGTTGTCATTCGCGTCGGCCACGCAAAGCGCGGATATAGTGTTGATCTTGGCAACGCCGGGCGCGATCTCTTGTAATCGGATGGGGATGTCTTTAGAGACAAGCACGGTCGCATAGGTGCCGTCGCCACGGCGATACATGACGCGGAGGTCGGAGCCGTTACAGGTCACGATTTGCGGGTAATACTTGCTATTCAGCTCGCCGACCTCGGTAATCGGTACGCCGATTCCATCAGGGTTGAAGGAAGCCGAAATATAGGCCGCCTCGCCAAGTACGGTATGCACCTTAAAAGCGACAGGCGCGCCGTTGTCTAAGTAGCCGTAAATCTCGGGCGGGGTGGCGTGCCCGATCGTCCAGGTGCGGGGCGTCGGCGTGTTATTGGCGAAGATAAGCGAGCGCGTGGGGCTTCCGTAGGCTAGGCAGTAGCCGCCAAAGGTATAGTTGAGCGCAGCAGGGTTGGCTACGGTCGCAGTTATCGGCGTAATCGTCCATGCGCCGAGCAGCGCGGCCGGCGGCGTGAACGTGTTTCCAATCGTGCCGGGGGTGCCGAGCGTCACGACGTTACGCCAGCCGGTGAAGCTGACGGTATCGGCTATGCGGTTATAGTTAGCGACAAGGTAGGTCGCCTCGGTGAAGGTGCCTTGCTGGACGCCATCGGAGCGGAGAAGGAACGTCCTCGGGTCGGCGTCATCGGTGGCCGAGACGATCCAGCCGCGCTCGTAGTATGCGAAAACCTGGGATGAGTTAAGAAATCCGATCTGGTTGGCTATCGTGTAAACCACGCCCGCGTCGGTGATGATGTTATGATTTAGCACCGTGCCGGCAGCGAAAACTCCGGCGATGCTGGTAACATTGGCCCAGGTGGGGGCCTTATTGCGCACAAAGAACCCATCGGACACGTTTGCGGGAATGATAAAAGAGCGCTCGCGGATCAGCTCGAACGTGCCGCACTCGACTTCTTGAATGGTCGCCAGGCCTGAGGCTAGCCGGAGCACTAAAACCGTGCCGTCAACGGTGGCGAGCACATCGTTGGCGTCAACGCTTAGTATGCGCCGATCCTTGACGCCCCATTGAGGAACCTGTCCGATGTCGCGCGAGCCGGTCTGCACGCGGAACAAGTCGTTCACGTCATCGCGGATGAGCCGGACGCGCTTGCCGTTGCGGGTGAATAGCGTCTCCTCGAATTGCGTATTGCTTTCAATCGCCGTATAGAGATTGGTCACGCCGCCGTCGCGCTCGATGCCGGTATTGTGCAGAATCTTTTCCTGCGCGTCCCACGGCTGCAAGTCGGCGGGCGTCGTCTCGATGTCGATCGAGGCTTTGATGATTAGCGGCTTTACGTCCTGCTTGGGGTCAGGCATCTTTTACCATCCCGGGTAGGTCGAGCGGTAGACGTTGGTTACGCGCGGGTATCTCATGTTATCGCGCCGGGTCGTTGCGTGCTCGAAGCGCTGCCAGAGCCGGGCATACTCTTCGGCGTGCCGGGTGGCGTCGCCATTCTGCGCCTTGGCTATATCCATAGCGATCTGGTACGCAAGTATCAGGGGCTCAAGCTGGGGCGGGTAGTTTATCACGTCACCGAGGCCGGTATACTCGGTCGGCTTCGGGTAGTATTCGATGCGGAAAGTATCCTCAGGGCCGCGGTAGGCAATGCGGAGCCGGTCGGCAAAATAGCGGTAGCCTTCTGTCCGGTTCAGGTCTTGCGGCTCGGTTCGGCGTAGCACATGGTCGCCCACGGGGAGCACGGCGGCAAGCCGGCGCAGGCGGTACCAATCTGCGGGGAGCGAGTAATCATAGACGAACTCGCGGACGACGGCCAGAGCGGACAAAGGCTCTTCGACCTCTTTAATAAAGTATTCGTCGTCGGCGTCTAAGATTTTTTCGTACAGGTCGCGGTACGAGCGATTGACGGATCGTAGGGCGTCGGCATCCGTGAACCAGGAGGAGCCCTCGATTTGCGTGTACTGCTTGGCCGCGGTGATAATGTCGGAAACGGTCATGGGCGGGGCTCCTTGAAAAGAAGGCGGGGCGGGCAGGAAAAGGAGTGAACCTTACCCACCCCGCCAGGGAAACGACTAGAGACTAGGCCGCGAGCGTCGGGTCAAACTTGACCACGCAGCAGTGGGCCGGGTTGCGGACGAAGAACGCGCCGAAGAACTGAGTCGTAACGCGCGCGCCCTGGCCGTCCACGGTGTCGGACGGGGCGGTGGCGAGCAGGTCGTCGATGTTCCAGCGGTACTCCATGGGCGGGGTCGAAGCCGAGGCCACCTTGGGCGAGCCGCCCTCGTTGGTCATGGGGAGCTCGGTATCGATAGGCTGCTTATTGGACAGCATAGCCATGGCGACGCTTTCGGTCTCCAGAACGTAGCCGATGCCAACGGGGCAGTAGGGGTCGTCCACGACGTAGCCGATCCAGGTATTGGAGAAGGCGAACATGAGGGACGAGATGCCCGTGGTAGCCTTGAGCTCACCGCCGGCGTTGGGGCCGTTGATCGCCTGCCACTGGGTCTGCGCGGCTTTGATCTCGTTGATGACGGTACCGAAGTCAACGTCATTGAGGACGATCATGTCGGGCACGGAGCCAGCGCGCCGGGCAAGCCGGACGCCACGGACAAGAGCCTCGCTGTACTTCTCGGACGCGCCGGAATTGCGAAGCACGAACTGGCCGGCCAGGCGGGAAGGGTACACGGAGCGGTCAACGCCGAAGAACGACGTCCCGATATAGCTCGCCCAGGTCGCGCCGGTGCGGTTGCCGATGGTGGGGAGCCAGCCGCGGAGGCCGACGAAAAGGAGCGGGTTGCCGGAACCGTCGCGGGTGCCGTCGATCTCGACCCAGTCGCCCACGGCTACGGCAGCGCCATACGCGGACGAGAAGGTGACCTTGACGGTATCGTTGCCGAGGTCTTCTATCTTGGACACGGTGACCGCGCCGCCAGCGCGATACGCGCCGTCAGGAAGCGGACCGGTGGCGAACTGGACCTTGGAGCCGATGTCGAGCATCATAGCGCCGTGAGCGCTCATGGTGACGAACAGCTGCGCGCCGGCATCGATAGCCAGGACGGGAGCAACCTCGCCGTAGCCCATGCCGAAGATGGCGCCGCCGATGGTCTTGCGCAGGGCCTCGGTGCTGGCGAAGTAATACTCGCGGATCAGCTGGATGAAGGCGCCGGGCTCGGAATCCGAGGCCAGGTGCTCCTTGGGGCTGATGGCAAAGCCGGAGAAAACCTGCCCGTAGGTGACCTGCATAGCCTTGTTGCGGGCGGTGCTGGACACGAGGGCCGTCATCTTGGTGAAGTCGCTCGACACGGCGCCGCCGCGGGAGTACATCATGGGGATGACGTAATACTTACCATAGCCCGGAACCTTCTTGATACGGGCCAGGGTCGGGGAGTTGCGCTCGATCAGGTTCTGAACGTCCTTCTCGGCGTAGCTCTCCTTGAGAATAGCCAGGGCGTCCGCAGACGAGAACCCGGCGGTGGTAGCAGCCATATTCTACACCTCCTAGTGTTTAGCCGGCGCGAGTGCCGCGGAACCGGCGGGCTTCCTCAACTATCGAGGACGGCTTTTCGAACGCCACCTCGACCTCTAGCTCTTTGCCTTCGCCCTCGGGCTTCTCGCCCTCCATGGCTTCGGCGCCGTGCTCGGCGGCCTCGTGGCCTTCGAGCTTTTCCATCGCGGCTATCAGGTCGCCAAACTTGTTGTTCAGCTCCTCAAGCATCCGCGCTATAGTCTGCTGCGCGCTTTCGTCGTCCAGGCCGAACGTGCTATCGGCAGCGATGCCGTACACGTCCAGGCCCAGGCGCTTGCCTACAGGCTCGAACTTGCCGAACTCGGGATGCTTCTCGCGGAAGCCCTCCGAGTACTCGCGCTTGCGCCGGCCGTCGATTATGTCATTGAGCCCGCCCACCATGGAGCCGAACTCTTTCTCGACGGTATCAAGGCGCTCGCATATGCTCGCCTGCTTTAGCTGATCGACCTCTTCGTGAAGATAATCGACCTTTTCCTGAATGTCGCGCACGACGTTTACGAGCTCGCGGATCGCGTACTCAAGTCGCGCCTCGTCCATTGATTCGGCCTCCTCGTTTACGCCGGGACAGCCGGCGGGATTGCTTCGGCTGCTGGGGCCATCCCCGGCGCCATCATATCAGCAGGCGGTGCAGGTGGCGGCATCATCGGCCCCGGGGGCGGGGGCGGCTCAGCCGCGCGCGTCTGCTCCTCCATGACTGCGTTCAAAAGCTTGTTCAGATTCTCAAGGTGTTTTTTATTCTCGCCATTGGCCGAAAGCCTAAGCATCCAGCGGATTACCTCGCCGAAAAGCATTTCAAGATTGACGATCCCGATGAAATCGACCTCGCCAGTCTCGGCGGCTTTCTGGATCACGGATTGCACATAGTCATAGCTCGCGGTCGTGACGCTGTACGCCGTCTCCAGGTCGGGTATCTCAAGAAGCTGGGGCATGATCGGCCCGAGGTCGATGCCGAGCGCCTGGAGTTGCTGGATTTGCTGGATCTTCGTCGCCGGGTCTTTCGCCAAGGCCGAGCCGGCGGAGAACTGAATGCGCAGCGCGTCCTTTTGCTTCTTCAGCGCGCCCCACGACACGTTGGCGCGGGTCATCGTCGCCGGTAGGATTTCGGCGTCAGCGGGCAGCACCTCAATGGCAAGCTCGGCCAGCTCGACGAATTGGTGGATGTACGCCTGAACGGTCACATTGTGCCGCTCACTCTCGACGTCCTCAAGGGTCTGGAGGGCCACGCCGGAATTGAGCCCGGCCGGCTTCTTAGCCTGGGCCGAAAGCTGGGAGATGCCTGCAATCTCGTATGCCTTTTGAGTATAGGCGTCAAGGAGCCGGCTATACTCGGGGCTGATCGGCGCGGGCGTGGCGACGACGGGCATACCGCCGCCGGGGCCTTCGACGTACTCGACGGCAAGCCCGGCCTCGTTGGTCAGCATAGTGGCCTTGACATCGGAGCCGGACGGGATGAAAACAGTATTGTATGGCGACTGCTTGACGGCCTGGTCTATGCGGAGCTGGATTTCATCGACCGCCACCTGAATCGTGTAGAGGTCGTCGGCTAGGCACGTCGTAGACCATCCGACGACGGGCGCGCTCCACCATATCGACGTGATCGGCAGGCGCTTATAGTCAATCTTCTTGCACCATACGATTTGATCGTTGACCGCATACCACTTGCGGCCCTTTTCCAGGTCGTAGAAGACGACGTACTCGGCCACGGCGTCGCGGTGCGCGTTGCCGTAGCGCTTCATCTCGGGGGCCGCGCGGAACTTGGTTTTCAGCACGCTCATGGGGTAGTTGCGCTTGAGAATCATGCCCATCGTGACGTTGCGGAAGCCGACCGCGTTGGCCTCGTAAGGGTTGATAAAGAGTTCCCAATGCGGGAGCGGGTGAATCTGTACGTCGTCCTCATCGATCCAGAAGTGACCGGCGTCGAAGAGCAGGGCGCCGCGGGCCACCTCGGGCGCGCGCTCGTATATCTTCTGCTGGTCATAGAACTGATCGAAAAACTCCTGCGCGGCGCGGGCAGCCTTGACCGTCTCGTAATCGCCCCGGATGGCGTCAAAAAACGGGCGGACGCGGGCCTGGGATAGCTTGGAGACCACGGTATCGGCCGCGCTCTTGATGAGGTTTAGCCTGGTCTGGACGCTAGAGTCGTCGTAGAACACGCGATTGAACCCTACGGTCTGGTATCCAGGATTCCAAATCGTAGCCGAAGCGTCGCCGATATTCCTTCCGCTGTTGTAGTACCGATTGAGGTTGCGATTGAACTTGGCTTCGCGCGCAGAGCTATAGCCATGCAGGCGCTTGATGAGCTGGACGATCTCGCGGGCTTCGTCGTCGGTATAGACGTTCGAGCGCCCGTCCATGGGTTTTACCATCCCGGCCCCGCTTTCTGGCTCCACGGCCGGTTGCTGATGATCGCTATGTCGCCGTTGCCGAAGTGAATCTCAATCGTCCGGTCGCCCTTGACGGTCTCGACCATGCGTCGCACGTTGGCCTCGGTGAGCCCCTGGGCGCCCATGATACGGGCCATAAGCCCGGCCGCCTTCTCGTCGGGAAGCGCCGCCAAGTACTCGGCCAGCGCTTCCTGCACCATCGCGCGCGAGATTTCAGACTTCCACAAGCGGCGGAGTATGCTCATGGCGATAGTATAGTTTTGTAGACAGCAAGCTGTCAAGTATTGTAGACGGCTTGTCAAGGGGTTTTGTGCACTTTTTTATATCTTTGCGTGCGTCCAAACGGCCCGCATCGCGTACAGCACGGCGTCCATGATGTCCGGGTGGTACTGCCGATCATCGATCACGCGCACGACTTCGCCGGTGTCGGCGTCCTTAGTCCATACGATGGCCTCGCACTCTTGGGCGAAAGCTCCATCAGCCGGAACCATCAGCCGGCCGGCCTTGACCTCATCCTGTAGCATCTCGATGGCCGCGGCCTTGTCGCGCTTGTACGCCGCCGTTACCGGGAGCTTGTGCGTCGCCCGGAGGTCGTAGACCATTTTAGCCCCGCCGCCGCCCGTGTCCGAGTAGATCAAAACTTTGTGGTCGGTCATGCCTAGCGCCTGCGCCCTGCTCTCTGCCCATGCCAGCCCAGCGCCGATAGCTTTCGCCAGGTCGGTCAAACCCGTGCGCCTGGCCTTGTACTCGTAAACGATCCAGCGCCGGCTTGCGCCCTCGGGGATAGCTAGGTCGGGCCGGTGCGCCATGCGGGCCGCCTCGATGGGGTCGCGCGGCATCGGCCGCGGGTCTTTGATGCTCGGGACATAAGCTATGATCACAAAGCCATCGGCGTCCTCGAAGCCAAGATCGAGGCCAGCCACGAAACGCACGTTTTCGGGCCCGACCTCGCGCACCCATGCGTCAAACTCGGAGCCGACGAAAAGCGAGCCAGGCGGCAGCGGGAACACGAGGAGCCCGTCGTCGTCGGCGTACTCGCCCAGGTAGAAGCGCCGCCGCATCGAGTCCGGGGCGTGGGCCAGGGCCTGCAGGTAGTGCTGGTCGATGTTGTCCAGGTTTCCGCCCGGGTTCAGCTGGGTATAAGCGTACTCGTCCGGGGCCGGAAGTGGCCGGCGGTCGCCGGGCTTGCTATGCACGGGGTCGATCTTTTCCACGAACTCGCGGAACGTCCAATGGGCTTTCGTGGTCGGGTTCAGGTCGATGAACTCGCGGGCGGTGCATCCGGGGACGCGCTGCGCTAGACGGGTGCGCACCTTCCAGTGTGTCAGGTAGGGTATCTGCGACGCCTCGTTGGCGTAGATCGTCGCGTACTCCTTGCCGAGCACGCTATCCTCGCTTCGCGCGTCGTCGACGCCAGCAACCCATATCTCGCTACCGTTGGGGAACTCTAAGACGTGGCGCGTTTCGTTTGATCGCAGCACCTTACGAAGCCCGGGGAATAGGTCGAGCACGCGCGGGAGCGTTTCTAGCCAGATTGATTGAATCGCGTCCTTAAGCCGGAGCCGGTAGATCAAATGCCGGGAGCCAGGGAAGCGCAGCGCGCGGAGCACGATGACGAGCACGATCAGGAAGGTTTTACCCGACCGGCTGCCCCCGTACAAAAGCGTATGGCGCCTGCCTTGCTTGACAAGCGCCATTGCCCGCTCTTGGTCAGCGGTGAGCTTAACCCGGCTTTCTATGACCATCAGTCGCCGTTGTAGCCTTCGCCACTCGGGCCGCCGGCAAGCTGCCAGCTCTTGCGCGCGTCGTCCTCGGTGTAGAAGACCTGGGAGTCCCAGAAGCCGCACGCCGGGCAAGCGCAACGCCAAAGGCCGTGACTATCCGCGAACGCGCGGGCCTTGTCCTCGCCGCACTTGGGGCACGCCTTCAGCTTCTCGGCCTTGCTGATCGGCATCTCGTCTACCACGGCCACCTCATCGGCGGCGAGCTCTTCCTTGCGGGGTCGTCCCATGTCTAGCCTCTTTTCTCGGGCACGGCCGCCGTGGCGGCTATCGGTGCCAGCTTCTGCACCATACGGTGCGATCTTTGGTAGTAGTCGTAAACCTTGCCATCCGCGTCCTTGCGAACAACGATAGCGCCTAGCTTGACCATCGCGGCCCGGAGGTACTCTAAGCCGTCGATCTCATAATCGACCGTATCGGCGAACTCGAAGCTGCCGCCGGCGCCGGGTACTTTGAAGTACGCCCAGGTCTTGCGGCCGTAGGTCTTGTCCATCGCGCGGCCGATCTCGTCCGGGGCGGAGCCGCCGAGGAAAAGGCCCTCAACGTACTCGGCTTGGGCCTGGTCTAGCTCTAGGCGCTTGGGCTGGCGGATGGCGCCCCACCAAAAGCGAAGCGCGGCGAGGAACTTAGCCACGCACCGCCTCCTTGGCGACCTCGTGCATAGATTCCACGGCTTTTCTATGCATCTCGTCCTTCTCGGCCATATGTTTCTTGTACGCCTCGGCCAGCACGGCCTCGAAGCGCTGCATATCAGGCGACGCCGGAGTCAAGTCCATAGGGTAGTCAGCGATCTTCCGCCGCTGGCCGCTGGGCATGACGTAGTAGGTCTTACCGCCCTGGATGATGAGGTCGCCGCCCGCGTGGGTCTTGATGCCGTCCGGGGCCTTGGCCTCGGCTTTGCGAGCCGCCGCGAAGCGGGCGAAGCTGACGACAAGGTAAAGTAGGGCGATGCCGCATATCGCGGCTAGGGTGATACCGTATGCCATCTCAAACTCCTTCAGGGTCAAAACTGTGCTTGATTTCAACGGTCGAGTCTACCTCGACCTCTTGTTTGTCGCGCCACCGGTCGGGCCGCCGGTTCTTCAGCCAGAATATCATACTAGTCGGATTAGGCGGCAGGCGCTCCTCGTACTCGACCAGTTCGATATGGGATACGCCGTCGCCGTCCTTGACTTCCATGGGCTTCACGACGCGGTGCTTGAGGCCGGTCGCCATCTTGAACAAGGCGGCCTCGACGTGGTCGTTTGCTTCGTCCCGGGCGGCTTTTCTTGCGTAGGAGAACTGCTCCGAATCGCGCGCCCATTGGTAAATCGTATCCCTGCAAACGCCGAGTTTGTCGGCTATCTCCTGCTCGGTAGCGCCTTGGCGAGCAAGCTCGACGTACTGCTCGATCATCGCGGGGGATAGTTTTGTCGGCCGTCCTTGCGCCATTGTCGCCTCCTCTGGATATATTACAACAAACGGCGGGCTATAGCAAGCCCTCTAGCGCTGCTTGCTTGTGTTGTCGCTTTGCCGGCTTTTCGTAATCGCAAAACAGGCTAGGCTGAACGCCAGAGCCTAGCACCTTCTCGACGGCCTCGCGGTAAAATGGCTTTTCGACTTCAAAGCCGTAAGCCCTGCGACCCAGGTTGCGAGCCGCCACAAGCGCCGAGCCGCTGCCGGCTACCGGGTCAATAACCACGTCGCCCTCGTCGGTAAATATCTCGATCAACCGCTCAAGCAAAGGGACGGGCTTTTGTGTCGGATGAACCTTCGGGACGGTGTCTCCATTGGGCCAGTCAAAGCAGTTATAAACCATGTTGCCGTTGTTCCTGAACTTGGGCAGCTTGTCGCGGTAGAAAACCAGGCCATACTCACAATTGCCGACAATACGCATATTGGCCTTAAGCACCTGGGCGCTAAAGTTTTTACGAAATACCAGGTTGATGTAGTTGTTTAGCCCGTGGCGCTTCGCTTCTTCGATCAGCTCGTATTGCTGCTCGAAAGCGCAGAATACTACCATGGCGGGGGCGTCGCCGCGCTCTTTGGGCTCTGGCTTCATCATCCGCGAGCAGAAATGCAGGAATTCGGGTATCTTGAAACGTTCATCGGTTTTGAAGAATGTGGAATTGGCAAGGTCGCTTTCGCCATTGGCATTGTCGCCGCCGACGTACCATGATGGGTTAGAGCCGTAGGCGTCTTTGCCGATGTTGTACGGTATATCCGCAATGACTAGCTGCGCCTTGGGTATACCATATACCTTGTAGTTCTGGAAATGGTCGTTAAATAGCTTGGCTTCGCTCATCTTTTCAACTCCTCAAACGTCACATATTCGCGGAAGAACT